GAGTCGCGTCGACCGCACCGGCAGCCGAGTCGAACTTGCCGCTGAGGCTGATCGTGGCGTCCGACAGACCCGTGATGTAGGTCTTCGCGTCGTTGCCGAACGTAGTGGTCTCAGCCGTCTCGATGCTGCGGGACAGGGAAACTTCCTCGCAGTAAGCCGAGATGTCGGTCGGGGTGCCCGCCGAGTTGTCGATCTTGAACAGCGACTTCTTACCGTGAACAAAAGCCATTTTGGCTACTCCTTACTTCCGGGCAAACGCCATTGTGTAGGTGACTGACCCGGAAGAACCTCCGGGGACGTGCTGGGCACGGACATACTGGTTGACCGTTCCCGTGACGGCGACACGCTCGCCGCCGGTCGCCGATGCACTCACGCTGGTGAACGTGATCAGATCGACGAACGTCGAGTTGTCGGTCGAGTGCTGCACCTTGAACGTGCTGGCACCGTCCCGAGTGTTGGCAGTGAAGTGAAGGAACCCAACCCCACCATTGGTCGTTCCTGCGGAGTTGTTGACCGAGGAACCGTTGGCCGAAGCGGAGACCGCCGAGTTGGCTGCCAGCAGGTAGCCGTCGTCGATCCCCTCGGTTGCCTGAACCTCAAGGCTGACAGCGACCACGTCGCCCACAGGGCTGGTGATCTCGTAGGAGGTCTCGCGGGCGGAGCAGGAGAACGATCGGCGGCCAGCCACGGCACCGTCCGGGGCGATGGTGACTACGTCAGCGGCGGTCGCCCCAATGACGCCGGACAGGACCGAGTCCACGGCGCCGGTAGATCCGTCGAACATGCCCGAGGTGCTGATAGTGCCGTCCACCAGACCAGCGACGTAAGTCTTGGCGTCGTTGCCGAACGCTGTCGTTTCGGCGACCTCGACGCTGTTGCTGGTGCTTGCCTCGTTGAAGTATGCGGTCAGGTTGGAGCCGTTGTAGAAAACGGCGGTGTTCTTACCGTGGGCGAAACTCATGACTCACCGTCCTCGTCGTTGTCCTCGGAACCCATCTCCGGGGCTGGCGAGGGCTCAGGGGCGGGCCTATCGGCGGCGCCCACGTTCTCAATGTGTCCCTGATCGAGCAGCCACTTAGCCGACTTCGGCGGAAGGTCATCCACGATGTCGCCCGGCTCGGCGGTCTTGTCCGGGGGGTACGACAGACCAGTTAGCACCCGGTACGGCACGGTGAAACCTCCCTGACGGCAGCGCGAATCCGCACCGCCTCAGGGAGCACTCGGCCCACGATGTAGTGACGGATTGGACCCACTAGGGGCACGATCAACTACACGTCACAGTGTAGGGCAGCGGTGATGAGGTGCTGAGGTTTGCTTGCGCCGTCACTTGGGGTAGATGCTAAGTGCCCAACTCGCGTACGGCTCGACGTACACCGGCACCTTCTTGGCGTCCATTGCCTGCTGCACGGCGAAGGAACATGCGATTGCCCACTCATCCGGGCCGCCTTCGAGGATCACGCTTGGTGCGTTGGCCCAGTCCCAGTCCATGCGGAGTTCGGGGCCCTCGCCTCGGTAGGCGGCGTTGGGGCCTGTGGGGGCGGGGCCGAACTTGCAGCCCTCGCACCACGTTCCATCGGGGTGCTGCATCCCGGCGATGCCGGACAGGGGCTTGCCGTCGGGGCAGATCGGCGTGCCGTACCCCTTCGTGCCCATCCATTCGGCGACGGCGGTCAGAACTGCCTCGGCCTGCTTCTTGGTTACCTTGTTCATGGGGTCTCCTCTCCCTTTCCTACCCCCAGTGTACCATACCCCGGGTTAGGAAAGGGTATCGAGGAGGCGCGTCACCCGAATCCGCAACTGCGCCGCATACACGATCAAATCGTCGATCTCCTCGACCGCATCCGTCAGAATGGCCCCCAAAGGCCGATTCTCGAACCTCTGAACGCCCGAACCATCGTCATACTGCTCCGCCCCAACCCCCATGATTCGACCCCTCAGAGAGGCCACAATCACGTCCACGGCGTCAGCGTGCTCCTCGCTCGTCATAGCACCGCCAGATCCGACCAGCCCCCGTGGCCGATCAACAAAGTGACCATACCCGCCGGGGAATCCTGCCCCGTGCGATGCCTCCACCACGTCGACCCGCCGTCGAGCGCAGGTATCTGAATGAACGTCTTCATCCCGGATTGCTCCACCTTCAGGTGATGCAGGTGCGCCCCGAGGAGCAAGGTCGACGACCCAATAGGCTGCATCCCGTGGGACTGACCGGCCCACCACTTCATCGGATCTCGCCCAAACTGATGACCGTGAGCAAACCCGACCGGGGTACCGCCCACGTCTAGCGTGATTGTGAGTTCGTCTACGCCCGGAAAAACGAAAGACACATGATCGTACCCGGGGGCAAGTTTTAGGGCGTCAGCGACCGCTACAGCCCCTTCTACGGCCCAAGAATCGTCATAGCGACGCTGCACCTTGCCGATCCGCTGCACCTCATCGTGGTTGCCGGGCACGACCGGCACGACCAGCCGCTCGGCCAGAGGGGCAAGCAGTTGAATCTGGTGAAGCATCAGGCGCCGGTAAACCCTCAACTGCTCCGTCATCGTCAGGTCCAGCCGTCCGGCCTGTGCCAGCGCACCGCCCTGAGACACCAGTCCCTCGATGCAGTCCCCCAGCCAAGGGGTGGTGATGCCGTCGACCTTCCTGCCGAGCCGACGCAACTCTTTGAGTCGGGTCACGGCGGCGTCGGTCTTGTCTCCGAACCTTTTGATGGTCCCCTCGGTCCCGTCGCCGTCGGGTTTGCCCACCTGAAGGTCCCCGTTCAATACGCCGAACCAGAATCCGTCCCCTGTAGCAGGGACAGGTTTAGCGGGCTTGCGCTTGCCCAGAACCGCCAGCAACTCCTCGACCGGAACCCGAGTCGACGACCGCCGCCGAATAGCGGCCTTGTAGTAGTACAACCGCCGCAAGCCACCCTCGGGGTCAGGAGCATCCCACGCCCGATACTGCACCGGCTCAATCACTTCGAACTGCTGCGGGTCCAGATCCCACACCGCCAGCAGGTCGGCCCAATCATTCGGCCTCGCATCCAGAGGCTGAGTCGTCAGGGTTCCAGACTCGCCATCCCACGCCACGCCCGGCTCCCAGCCCGAGGGATGGCGCATCCCATAACTAGGCCGATAGTCATTTCGAGCCCCGGGACCCGTCAGGATCTCAAGATCATCTTCGAGACTCACGCCTACTCCGAATCGTTTCCGCCGCCGTCATCGACGTGAGCACCAAACCGTCAGCAATCTGCCGCATCAAATCCCCCGTCGCATGAGCCGCTACAGCCTTACTGAACTCACCCTCCCGCTCGGCCTCCAGAAAAAACCCATTAGCCATGCCCTCGACATCGCGCAGGTACCGGATCAACGAATCCGCGTCAAACCAAATCCGGTCATCGGTCGCCAGCACCAAAACGTCTTGAGTCACGGGCATGTACATCCCGCCGCCCCCGTAAGCCGCCTGCGATGCCGCGAAATATTCGCATCCCGAACCTCGTAACCATTCTTGGACAACATAGAAGCAATGCGAGCCGAAGGGATCACGTTCGCATCAATGACCCTCGCCAGTTTCTCGCGCTGCGCCTGCGGCAACTGCTCCAGAACATAGGCAACGGAACACTGCTTGTAGAACCGCTGCGACTGCACCTCAAGAAACGCATCGAGGTCGGCGTCGAGTTCCGACATCATTGGCTCCTGTTCTCGGCCTTACATCGTGAGCACTGAATCGCCCAAGGGCGTGTGACCAATAACGCTAAGACCCTATTGCATCTCCAACACCTTGGATGATCTTCCGTAACTAGATTCCTGCCGTAAGCGTCCCCGGTCACGGTCTGACCATGCACTCGAAGTTGATCGAAACCATCGGGCGCAGATTCTCATCCTCCCCCATGGGGGTGACAGAACCCTGAGGTTCAATACGCATAATCGACACACCCGAAACCGTTTGCTCAGTGACAGCCCCCAACAGGGAACGAATCTGCTGCGCCTTGTCCCGAGCAGTCGGGTAGTCCTGCCGACCCGCCCGGCAAATCACCTGAATCACGGGCCGATCCACCGCGATAGCAGCATCCCCCATGGTGAAGTACGGGCGATTACCGTTGTTCTCATAGACGGTGATCAGGGTGTCGGGGGTTTCCGGCATAATCGCCAAGAAAAGGTTCGTCCCCAAAGTCCCGACGCTAGCCGACTGAAGGTAGTCACCGATCGCCTCAAGGATTGTTGTCATGATCCGATCTCAAACTTTCTCGCTATCATGTCGAGCACTCGAATAGTCATACGCTGACCCATGTCCTGAGCGTAAAGCCGGACGGGGTTCTCCAGATACTTCCAGCGCGTCGGGTAATCGTGCTTGGCCCTACTGGGCGGAAGTTCATGAACGAAAACAGCGTAGGGAGCCGCAGGCCCACCGTAAGTGATTTCACAAAACGCCTTCGAGCCACTAACTCGCGGACCATGTACCTCACCGGAGGTTACGAGGGCGCCCGTGCGGACAGGCACGACTGCCTGCGACAGCACGAACGCCTCGCTAGCCTCCTCGAACAAGGCCTTAGCAGCGAAACGAGGGGCATCAGCACCCGCTTGGATAAAGGCCTCCTGAAGCGGCTTCAGGTTCCTAACCTTGACTGTCCGCGCCACGGTTACTGTCCGAAACTCACAACAGTGTGATGATCGCCGTTCTCATCCTGAATTGTGCTTGTAAACAGGATCTTCGGCGTGCCACCATCCGGCAGAGTCATCTTGAACAGCGGAGTCAAAGACGCCGCGACCCCGTAAAGGATCGCTCGACCCGACTCAACAACCTCACGGCCATCCTTATCCCGGACGATCCTCTGCTCGAACATCAGTCGGGCATAGTAGGTAGAAGACGCTGACGAGAAAGACTGCTTTCCGTACTTGTCGATAGCCGACGCAGAGTTGAACGTCACCACCTCATTCATCAACTCACGGAAGTCTCCCTCGATCACGGCGTATTCCTCCAGTAGTTACCACGCTCGTAATCCATTTGGCCCGTCCAGTACTCGGTGCCATTAGACGGGGGAACCGTCTTGTCGGACGCCCGCTTCATGTTGTCTTCGCTAGCCCAAGGCGTCGGCGGGTTGCGTCGAGCACCCAGTTCCAGAAGTTCATTCGCCAGATCGAAGTAGGACTGGGCACGATTCGTGTAAGTGATGGACATATCGCCCACCGACTTGCTCGTAGCCATCCGCGAAAAGTGCGAGGCGATGGCATAGCACGCATCGTGCGCTGACTGATAGACAGAGTCACCCGCCTGAGAAATACACCACTGGATTTCCTCGTTGGACAGCAACTGGTCATTTGTGTCCGTGTCATTGATCAGGAACCGCACCGCGTCCTTCATCGAGTCAGCGGGGTTACCGGTATACGACCACGTCATGATCTCTCCTTCTAAGCCGGAAGGGGCCAGCAGGGATCACCCCGCTGACCCCTTCCGTCAGGGTTGTTGCTTGGTTACGCGACGGCGCTTGCCATGAAGTAACCGAGATCCGATGCGACAACCTTGTTGTCGAACGCAACCTCAGCCTCAACGCGGCTCGCCTTCAGGTACTCCATGCGGAACTGCGAGGTTCCGATGGTCGCACCCAGACCGCCCGAGACGCCCGTCCACGCGAAGATGTAGCCCGCAGACGGAGTCATCAGACCCGGGTTCGGTGCCGAGTGCAGGAGGCACGCGGCCTTGGCGAAGTTGAAGGCATACGCGGCGGTAGCGCCCTCATTGTTCGTTGCCTTGACCGACTTCGCCACGAGGATGCGCTCCACGCCGAACAGGCGAGCGAGCATCTCCTCGGTGATGACGGAGGAGGTCGTGTACTTGTAGCGGTCCACGACATCCGGGTGGTTCTTCAGGCGACGGAACACGTCGTAACCGAGGACGAGAGTGTTGCCCTCGTAACCGGTCGTCGACAGGATCTTCGACTTCGCGGCCTCGATGTCCTCGATCGGATCGGAGTTCGCGTAGTCGCTCCACTGGATGAACTGGCTCGACGTTGCCGAGGCGGAAACACCAGTCACGTCCGTGGCCCACACGCCCGTCGTCAGGTAGTCCGTGACGAACGCAACCTCGCGGCGGAGCAGCAGGCGGCTCGTAACGAACTCGGCAGCCTCACGCAGCGGGTTGAGCGGCGAATCGGCGTTGGCGAGCGTCTGGTCGTCGACATCCTTGTGGAAGGCGAACACGTCAGCCGAGTAGGTATCGGTCGACAGGTTGTAGCCACCACCGGCAGACTCGGTACCCGGGGCGCGGCGCTGAGCCTCGTCACGGAACCAGTCGTTCTTGTCGTAGGTGAAGTACTTGTTCGACTTCTTGTCGACAGGCACCATGGGGAACACCTTGTCGGCAATGAAGTTCTCGGCCTTCTGCATATAGGCGACCGAGATGTTGGTCAGGATCGCATCAATATGGACCTGACTAATGGAGGGCTGTGGCATTGTGATCTACTCCCTTACAGGCCACGCGCCGGATTGGCGCAGTCGATGACGGCGGTGCAGGTGTCTCCAGCAGCGGCGGTCGTGATGAACGCGCCCACGCCGTAGGCTGCCGAAGCGGTGGTGCCGTAAGTGAGAGTCACGGCGGTGGCGGAAGCCGAAGCGAACAGCGGCTGACCCGCAGAAGCGGTTCCACCTGCCTTGATCTTCGTACCACCAGTGATCAGAACCTCGGCCTCCTGACCAGAGGACGGAGAGTTCTGAAGCACGCCAATCGGGCGATCCGTTGCGCCGCTGACGATCACGGCCTTGCCCGTCGCGTTGTCGATCTTGACGAACTTGTACTGCGAGGAGGAAAGATCAGCGCCCGCGACGAGCGTGACCTTTACCGCGTAATTACTGAACTCGTATGCCATGGTTTAGGCTCACTTTCCCTGCTCGGCGAGGTGCTGCATGTACAGGTCCGGCTCCGCCGTGAAAACGGAAGCGAGGGCCTGCTCGAAGGTTGCCGACTTTCCATCGGCGACGGCGGCCTTGGCAATGACCTCGGCGCGCTCGTAAGCCCCGCCCATCGACGGGGCAGCGGACTTCCCGATCTCGCTGAAGATGTCAGCGGACTCGACCTTGGCGTTGGCCGCAGTCAGAACGTCCTCGACAGACTTGGCGAGATCAGCGTCAGCGTCGGCCAGACGGCGCAGAGCCGGGCCGACCTTCTCGGCATCGAGACCGAGATTTGCGAAAGCGGTGCGAGCCTTGACGACCGCATCAGCATCCGCACGCTCGGAACGCTCCTTGCGGAGCACCTCCTCGGCGGCCTCAGCCTTGGCGATGGCATCGGCGACAGCCTTCTGCATCGACTCGAACGCCTTGCGGACATCCTCGGGGGCGGACTTGATAACGTCCTCCTCGTCGGCGCCCTTGTTCATGTTGCTCTCCATCTCGGCGATGCGGGCATTTGCCTTCTCCAGCATCGCGGCGAGATCGTCATACGAAGGCTTCTGTGCCTTCTCGAACTCGTCCGTGTTCTCCATTGGAACCTCCTCGGTTGACTTCAGGACGGGCGGCATATCGCTCTCTGTGCGATCCGGGTTTGCCTTGCTCCACGCGGAGCGAACTTTCGCCTTGACTCCAGCGAGATCCCCGGAAGGGATCTCCACCTTGTTCCCTCGGAACCCGGCTCCGAGAGCGGCGACTGCCATACCGACCTGACGGGCGGTGATCTTGTCATCCGGGGATTCCCACAGACGCAACTTCCACGTCGACGGCATCTCCGGGTCGGGGACGTAAGCAAAAGCCTCGGCGGGGTACTCGATGCCGTCCTCGGTCTTCTTCGGGGACATCGCCTTTTCGACCTCGTCGTTGGACACTGCCTTCATCACGAGCCACCCCTCATGAAGATGGGCAGGATGATCAACTCCCGAAGTCTCCTCGATGGACAGGTTGACCATCTTGCGAGTCGGTCGTGACACCTTCTGCCTCCCAACATGAAAATGCGGGTCGCCTCAACACTTTTGTGTTGACGACGACCCGCAGGTCTCGACGTGGCTAGATTAGCACGACCCCCGTTGGGGGCCGAGGTTTAGCAGGCGACCTCCTTGCAGCGGGTCAGCACCGTGAACTTGCGTCCGTCCCACTCGTCGTAACCCTTGATCGTGCCTTTCATCGTGACCTTCTCGCCGGTCTCGAAGGACCGCGTTCCGGTCACCCACTTGAACCGGTGACCCTCGCCCGTGAAGGTGTTTGCGTAGGTCGTTCCGAACCCGGAGTCGAAGGCCCGGCTGGAGACCGCAGTCAGCGTCACCGTGACCTTCTCGCCGACCTTCCCGAACTCTGCCTCGACCACCGGGTCGGCGGCCTCACGGGCCTTCTTCTCTACGTCCCGGGCGTAGACACCGGCCAGCGAGACCACCAGCCCGCGATACTTCGGGTCGTAGTAGACGCTGTCCGTTCCGACCACCGCCTTGACGTTCTGGATGTAGTCAGTGTCGCCCTCCAGCGTCCGGGCGAAGGCGAGGATGGCCTCGGCGGTGGCACCGTCGGCCTCCCAGTCGATCAGGGCCTGCACCTCGTCCCACTCGGCGGCGGCGGCCCAGTCGGTTGGGCGCTTACCGGTTGCGATTGAGACCAGTGCCTTCGTCGTCCTCCGGTCGTAGTGGCTGGCCGGGACGAACCCCTTGACCCGGACGATTGCGGCGGCCCACGTCAGGTCGCTGATCAGGGAGAAGAACTCCACTCCGCCACCCTCGTAGCCGCCGAACTCGGCGAAGGGGTCGCGGTCGGAGAACCAACTCACCGGGGCCTCGTGGCCGAGGTAGTCCTTCAAGCACTGCTTGCCGACCTGCTTCCGGGCGCCGTCCTTCTCGACGATGATCACCGACTTACGCTGCCGGGACACCCCGCAGTGGTCGCACCCGCCTTCGACCAGCGAGGCCCGGTCGACCGGCTCGCCTTCGTACCACGGGGACCCCGTGATGACCGGCAGACCGTTGACCCACTCGGCCTTGGCGACGAAGGCCCAGCCTTCGTAGGCGGCGGGCGCGCCCTCGATGATCAGGTATTTGACCTGCCGGGGGGGCAGGCTGGCGTCCTCGAAGCCCATCAGGTTCTTGCCGGGCACCATTTTGGTCTCGATTGTCACCGCGAATCCGCCGGACAGGCCCTTATTGGCGGCCCGTGCTGCGACCTTGTTGGCCTTGGCGATGGTGGCGGCGACGTTGATATCGGGGCTTAGTGCGATCTCGCGCCGGTTGCTCATGGGGTCTCCTCTCCCGTGCTACCCCCAGTATAGCACACCCCGGGTTAGTAACGTGTCACGGGTCCATCATTGTCTGAGGACCACCATTGACAATCACCGTCGGGCGAGCCCGCACCTTCCCCTTAGCCGCCGACAACCGCACATCCACCTGAGCATCAGGAAACGCCCGAACAACAGCCACCACATCAGGTGAAAGCAACTGCTCGACCCACGCCCTCAACAACGGGGGCAGGTCCTCAAGGGCCTCAGCCAACGGGCTGACCAAGAGAGGCCCGCAACTGCCAGCGCCACATCTTGTGCATGTCATCGCGCTCGGCGAGGAAATTAGCGACCCCCTGCTCGTTGGCGGCATCAGCCACGCCAAAAGCCGCCACAATCCGGGCCAGAACGGCGTCGTTCATAGCGGCGATCGACATCGCCAGTTCCCGAGCATCCCGGCTCTCCGCCGGATCTGAGGTTGTCCTCAGAGACTGCATGACGGACAGGCTGGCCGGGGCGAGGCCGCCGATCTTCAGGATGTTCTCAGCAAGCGGGTCGACCGACCCGGACACGTCTTCATAAATCTCGGAGAAAAGTTCATGGTACTGACTGAAGTCCATGCCGTTGACATTCCAGTGCGCGCCCTGCACCGCAGTCTGCATGGCGTACACGTCAGCAAGGAGAGGACACAGGACTGCCACTAACTCGGGCGCCGCCTTAGCCACGGGGGTTGCCTGCTTGGCGAAACTGGTAGAAAGACCGTCGTCCTTGGAAAGGAACATGAGCAACCCCTTTGGAGTGAATTGACCCTAGTTTAGATCAAGCCCAGCATCGACAAGACTTCAAGGTCGTCGTCTTCCCTCAAGCGTGCGCGACCTTGCACCGCACCAGTCGGGGCGATGCTGCCATGGATGGTGCCGACGAAAGTCAGGTATGGGGCCTTGGATCTTTCCGGCAGGAAGACCAGTGGCAGGCCGCCGCCGCTAGGTTCTGGAGCGGGTGGGGTGGGACCGGTGCCGAAGACTGAGCCAAACGAGACAATCGGTCCAGCCACCACGCCGACTAGGGCTGGTGTGCCTGATGCGGAACCGACACTATATGTAGTACCGGAGACGCTTCCTGTTCTGCCGATACTAGCCTGACCCACGACCGTCCCGGCAGACATAGCCGAGCCGCGAACCGACCCGGACAGAGCCGGAACACCCGAAACCACACCGCTGCTGGACGTGACCCCAGCCACGACACCGGAATCCCCCTCCGATCCAACAACCGACCCGGCAGAAACCACGACCGAAGCGACCTGACCGCGATAACCCACCGAACCGGACACAACGCCGTTCGACACCACCGAACCTGACACCAAACCGGTATCACCCTCGGAACCAGTGACCGACCCCAACGAGACCACAAACCCGGTAGCCGAGCCAGCGCGAGCAGCCGAACCCGTCACGGAGCCTGTCGAAACGATTGCCCCGACGACCACGCCGGAATCGCCCTCGGACCCCGTCACCGAACCAGCCGACAGCACTCCCGCTGAGATCAAACCGGAGTAGCCCACACGGCCCACGACCGCCCCTGAAGCAGTCGTAGAGCCACGAACGGAACCCGAGCGGCCCACGGCACCGGTCACCGCCCCAGCGGTTCCTGAAGCGCCTGAAACGGTTCCTGACTTGCCAGCCGCCCCCCTCACCTGAGCCGACGTGGCCGACAACCCGGAAACGTAGCCCTGCGCGACAAGAGACCGCGTCAAGTCCAGATAAGTCAGGCCCGTGGCCTTCAACACGCCATAGGTGGCGTACTGAGAGTTCAGTTCGGAGTAAGTGCGCCCGGCGTAATACGGCGGCTGGACCTGCTGGATCTCGGCATAAGTGAACCCGGTTGCCTTGAGCACGCCATAAGTGGCGTACTCGGCGGCCAGATCCGAATAGGTCTTAGGCGTCTTCGGGGTCGGAAGCAGGCCAGCCGGGAACAGGGTGGTCACGTCACGGTTTCAGTCAGATTCCCACTGTTGATCGTGTAAGTGCCCTGAGTGGCGTAGGTCTGGCTGGTGTCCAGAGCCCGACTGCCGTAGAAGGTGCCGCTGCTGACAGCCGACCAGTACCCGAGGTAACTGATGGTCGTCGATCCCGGCACATCGAAAACGACAGCGGACGCACTCGACACGCTTCCCGAAGCCGGAGACGCCCACGTCACGCTCTTACGGGCATAACCGGGAGAACCGCCTGTGACCTCAGCGGAACCGCTCGAACCGGGATCAGCGGTATGCACACTGACGTAGGCGGCACTGGCCGTGAAGCCACTCAGCAGGGTGTGCTTACCCGCGTTCACAAGACCAGCCATCAGTTCTCCTCCACGATTCGCACAATGTTACCGTGCTCGTCACGCTCGACCCGTCTAGCCTTCGGCTTATCTTCGGGCATCACCACGTTGATCACGGGGCTGATCGACTTGAGAGCCTCGGCAACCGCCTTGGCGATCTCGGCCTGCATGTCGATCGGCTGAGAATCCTCAACAGGGGGAGTGTCCTCGGCTTCGAT